TTGCCCAGCAAGAGGCATACGATGCGTATTTACAATTAACAAGGGATAAGGGAGTATTAGACGCAGAGTACGCAAGGAATAGCAAGGAACTCGACAAGGAGGTTGCTTCCGCTCGCTTCCAAATGGCAAAGGATGGTTTGTCGGCCATTAGTCAACTATCCGCTGCGTTTGCTGGTGAGGACGAGGCATCTAAAAAGAAGCAGTTTGAGTTCCAAAAAAAGCTATCCCTTGCTTCTGCGGTCGTTAGTGGTATTGAAGCCGTACAGAACGCATACAAGACCGCCCAAGCGTCTCCGTACACTATTGCCTTTCCTGCATACCCATTTGTGCAAGCAGGCCTTGCGGCAGCATTTAGCGGAGCGCAAATCGCAGCAATCGCACGAAGCCAATTTGAATCGCCAGAAACGGGCAGTACCGACTACGGAGGTGGCTCGTCTGCTGCTCCGTCCGCACCAAGCGCACCGCAGTTTAACGTCGTTGGTCGTAGCGGTATAAACCAGTTAGCAGAATCGGTTAACGCAGTAAACAATCGCCCCGTCCGTGCCTATGTTGTAGCGGGTGAGGTTACTTCACAACAGAACTTAAATAGACGCAGAGCAAGAACCGCAACATTCGGATAATGAAAGTAATTGAATTAGTTTTAGAGGACACGGAAGGGCTTAATGGTATTAATGCCATAAGCATCGTTGAGCATCCCGCTATTGAGGAAAACTTTATCACTTTGTCGAAAGAACACGAGGTACAGTTCGCCAAGCAAGACGAGGAAAAGCGAATCCTTATGGGGGCAGCTTTGATTCCCAACAAGACCATCTACCGCAACCAAGGCGGAGAGGAATTTTACGTTTACTTCTCAAAAGAGACAGTGCGTAAGGCATCCGAACTATTCCTTATGCGTGGCTACCAAGGAAACACAACGCTAGAACACGCAGCGGAGCTTAATGGCTTGTCGGTTGTTGAATCTTGGATTATTGAAGACCCCAAAAAGGACAAGACGGCTATCTACGGAATGGAGTTGCCCGAAGGAACTTGGATGGTTTCAATGAAGGTCAATAACGAGGACGTTTGGGAAAACTACGTTAAGACTGGTCGGGTTAAGGGCTTCTCAATAGAGGGCTACTTCGTTGACAAGTTGCAAATGGAATCCCACTTGGAACGCATCGAGGAAGAGGAAGCCGAGTTCCTGCTATCGAACATTATTGCCAAAATCAAAAAGGATGGCCGCCTAAAAAGCAAGAAGCGAATCGAAATGGAATCCTACTCGGACTACCCAGAGGCGGTACGCAATAACGCAAAGCGGGGCATTGAGCTAAACGAAAAAGGCGGTAACAAATGCGCCACGCAAGTCGGCAAGATACGAGCGCAACAACTCGCAGACGGAAAGCCCATAAGCGTAGAAACAATTAGCCGTATGTACTCGTACCTATCAAGAGCCGAAACATACTATGACGAAGGCGATACCGAAGCGTGTGGTACTATTAGCTACTTGCTATGGGGCGGGCTTGCCGCAAAGCGTTGGTCTGAATCTAAATTAAAAGAACTCGGTAAACTATGAAAGAGACACCATCCCGCACCTCACCCAAGAACGGCAAGCGTGGCTGCCTATGCAAAAACAACACCTATTCCTCAAAATGCTGCGATGGTTCACTCCGAGCGCAAGGAGTAGGGCCAGTGAACAAAGCCCCGAATTTGTAACAATCCAATAACCATTTAATTAGTTGAATTATGAAGGCAAGTGAAATTTTCACCAAGTTCTTTGCGGAGCTATCCGCAGTAGAAGAAGAAGTTAAGTTGGCGCAAGCCAAACTTGACAATGGCACTGTCCTTGAAGCCGAAGCATTTGAAGCAGGCCAACCCATCTTTATCGTTAGCGAAGAAGACCGCATCGCAGTTCCAGTAGGTGAATACCTTATGGAGGACGGACGTGTTTTGGTCGTTACCGAAGAAGGTATCGTTGGCGAAATCAAAGAAGCAGCAGCCGAAGAGGAAACACCAGAGGTAGAAATAGAGGTAGAAGCCGCTATGGAGCCGTCTGTTGAAGACAAAATCAAAGAGGTGGTTATGCCCCTAATTGAGGAAATGAAGGCGGAGTTGTCCGCTATGCGTGAGGAAATGGGTGCATACAAGAAGAAGCAAGAAATGTCTTCTGACGTACCAGCCGCTTCCCCTATTAAACATAACCCAGAAGGAAAGACCAAGGAAGTTGTAAACCTGTCGCAGAACGCAACAGAGTCAGCCCTTGACCGTGTCCTTGCACGACTAAACAAATAAACCAAAATAACAAATGCCTACTAACACTTCTATCACCACGACGTATGCTGGCGAATTTGCTGGTAAATACGTTGCTGCCGCTCTGTTGAGCGCACCTACCTTGGACAAAGGCCTCATCGAGGTTATGCCCAACGTATTGTACAAATCCGTTATCCAAAAGGTTAACACGGACGACATTTTGAAGGACGCTACTTGCGACTTCGACCCTACGTCTACCGTTACCTTGACCGAGCGTGTTTTGACCTTGGAAGAGTTCCAAGTTAACTTGCAAATGTGCAAAAAGGACTTCGAGCAAACTTGGCAAGCCGTTGAGATGGGCTATTCCGCATTTAAGAATATCCCCGCCTCTTTCACCGACTTTTTGATTGCTTACGCTGCCGAGCGTGTTTCTGCTCGTATCGAACAGAACATCTGGGCTGGTGTTAACGCATCTTCTGGCCAGTTCGCAGGTTTCCAAACTTTGTTTGCCGCTGATTCTGACGTTATCGACGTAACTGGTACTACCGTTACCGCTTCTAACGTAATCGCTGAATTGGGTAAGGTAGTTGACGCTATCCCTGCTGCTTTGTACGGCAAGCCTGACGTTTACTTGTACGTTTCTCAAAACGTAGCCAAGGCCTATGTACGTGCTTTGGGTGGATTCGGAGCTTCTGGAGTAGGTGCTAACGGTCTTGACAACAAGGGAACTATGTGGTACGGCGACCAGCCTTTGTTCTTCGACGGAATCCCCGTTGTATTGGCAGAAGGTTTGTCTTCTAACCGCATCGTTGCTGCTCAAAAGAGCAACTTGTTCTTCGGAACTGGTTTGTTGAGCGACAAGAACGAAGTTCGCTTGATTGATATGGCCGACATCGACGGTTCACAGAACTTCCGCTTGGTAATGCGTATGAGCGCAGGCATCCAGTACGGTATCGGTTCCGACATCGTTTACTACGCCTAATCGTTTCTAAATTCCTTGAAGGGGGTGGTGGTGTAATAACGCCCCACCCCTTTCTTTTTTAACTTACTTAAATACAAACAAAATGGCTTGTGCTTTATCCCTTGGCCGTATCGAACCCTGCAAGGACGTTGTAGGTGGTTTGAATGCGGTTTACTTTTTGAACTACGCAAACTTGACGGTGACTTATGACGTTACCAACACGGATGCTATCGACACGTTGGGAAGCGGATTGACCGCTTACAAATACGAATTGAAAGGAACCTCGTCTTTCGAGCAGGCAATTACTTCTTCTCGTGACAACGGAACCACGTTCTTTGACCAGACCTTGAATTTGACCTTGCACAAGTTGAGCAAGCAGTCACACAAGGAAATCAAGCTGATGGCTTACGGCCGCCCGATTGTAATCGTTGAAGACCGCAATGGTAACTTCTTCGTTGCTGGTTTGGAACACGGTTGCGAGGTTACTGGTGGTACTATCGTTACTGGTGCTGCTATGGGCGATATGAGTGGTTATACCTTGGTATTGAACGGCCAAGAGCCAGTTCCTGCGAACTTCTTGGACGGTACTTTGTCTGCTGCTGGTATTTCAACTATCGTTGTTGGTTCCGACTTTTAATTAACAAACAACTTCAGAAAGGCCACCTTCGGGTGGCTTTTTTGTTTCTACTCGTTTGATTCGGAAATATCAATACTCAAAAGCCCCTTATCTTTTAGATATATGCCGTTTGTGTACTTGTGTAGTAAATCCAACTGCTCCTGCTCGCTTATTTGCTCGGTAGATTTAAACAACCCAGTGCCTATTATTTTATTATCAACGTTGTTTACCACCGCATAGCGATACCCGACTTTCTGTTGTGTTTCCATTTAGCAAACATACAATAAAAAACAAAACGACCGCCTTGGGTTAATTAAAAGATGAATATCTTAACAACAAGCGCATCGTCTCAAAACCTCGTAATTATTCCGAGGTCGTTTCCTGCTTCGGTGGTTGTCAAGTTAACCAACGAGTCAACGAACACCACGCAGCAACAGACGATAACTCCAACGTCCGCAAAT